ATAACAATGGACACACTTAATCTAAATAGTAAAGCAGCATATAAAAGAATGACAGAAGCTTCTAATCAATGGAGTGAATGGGCAGAAAAAGTTATTTTATTAGATGAGGGAAGAAAAGCTACCTTTTCTAAATGCTTTGCCAAACATAAACTAACCTGTAAATCAATCGCAGAAGCCGAACACAAAGCTAGAACCGACACCGAATATCAAAACATCATCAAAAGCTATGCCCATGCAGAGGGACAGCTTATTAAAGCTAAACTGAATTATAATAATTTAGATCGCTATTTATCTGTTAGACAAACAGAGGTAAAAAGAGATTTAACCCTTGCTGGTAAGCAAGAGGGATAGAAATTCAGATCCTGCCTAGCGGTATTTCTGAATCCACTTGGGCGGCATTAATGTCCTTTCTGTTGCCCTTGTGGTATAAAGGAGGAGAGATGGACTACTTTTATATAAATGAAAAAGGTAAATACGAAAGAATAGACAATCGCACAGAATTAAAAAAATTAATATTTTGTGTTTTGGGTGTTGCTCTTGTGAGTGGCTTAATAGGTTGTTTATATTTAATGACGAATTATCTCTAAACCTGTTAAATCAGTTTTAGAAGTTATTTCTTTAGTATTATAATGATGACTCAAAACAAATGCGTCAGGGTGTTTGTTGAGTTCATGTAAGGTTCTTTTGACTCTAGGGAAATGTGGTTTCTCATCTATAAAAATAAATGAAGCATAACATCCTAAAGGAGTATGATAACTATGCAGCTTAACATCTAGCTCTGTAATAACATAATCAATAGAATGACTGACTACCTTTTTCTTTTCTTTTTTTTTAAACCAATTCATTCCTAGCATTATTTTTTATTGTTCCTGAAGATTTGTGTTCCCTTAATTCCAAAAATACTCGCACATACTAAAATCCACAAATTAGTGAACCAAGATGGAAGAGCTTGGAAATGTTCAAAGAATAAATTTATCTTTGCCATAGCTTCTGGATCGTCTGACCAGACACCATAAGCTAACACAATGATTGGAAGAGTTAAAATTAAAAGGACTATTTCGTCTTTGTAATCGTTCTGTCTAGCTTCTAATAATTTGCCTTGATATGCTTCTTCCCCTTTAGCCATCTTTTCTGCGTGAAGATATTGTGCGTCTGCCATACGCATTTTAGTTTCTTGTCTTTTTTTATAGATATGGCTTCCAGCACTTACAGCCATTTTGATTGCACTAAACCACATTATTTTTTTTCCATTTCTTATATCCATCAACCCAAGATTCTTGTTTTGGATTTTCTTTTTTAAATTCTTTACCAAGTTTGGCATAATGAATAATTTTGTTATATCTTTCTTCATCTGTTTCGCCATCTTTTTTTCTCGTTGCATACTTCACAATATTGCCATCAATAAAGTTAAGCTTATTAGCCACGATGTATTCTATTGGCTGGATAGCATTATCTAGGTAATGGTTACCCCCACTTTGTTCTTTTAACGCAGTCTGTGGGCTTGTATGTTCGTTTAAAGTACCATTTTTGTTCATACTATCTTCTTAATCCATCTTCCACTAGAGTTCAAGACCATTGGTAATAATCGTGGAATACCATTTACAATAACAGCAGAACCCATAATAAATCTCGTTCTAAAGTTTTTGGCATAAGCAAAAGCCATGTGTTTTTGAGCAGCAAGGCATCCTACATTCATCGCAAAAAATAGATTATCAGGATTAGCCCAATAGCTTATAACAAACTTCGTATGGTAGTGGCCTTGCACAGCACTCATACCCATTGTTTGAGATACCTTTAATACATCAGCACTTCTTCCATGTGTAAAGAAACACTTTTGTCCATTACTCATTTTTAAAGTTAAATCATCTACCCATTTCCATTTCTTTGTTCCTAAAAATTCTCCATAGTCTTTTAAGAACTGACGACTCATTCCATATTTTAAAGCTCTTCTATAAACCAAGCTAGAGTGATTACTTTCTACTTCAACCATCTTTGGAAAAATAGATTCTAATTGTTTTATGTATTCTTTGGATTTATCTAATTCGTGTCCAGCAGAATATAAATCTGGATCGTGAGTGTGCATATTGATTGCGTGAAAATCTAACAAGTCGCCAATATTAACGATAAAGTCTGGTTTAAATTCTTTTTTAATTGCTTTTAAAAATTCAAAGCTATCTTGATGATGATAGGGGATGTGTAGGTCAGATATAACTAAAATTGATTTAAACATATACTATATCTTGTATATGCCATAAGTTGAATTAATGCAATACTGTGAAGAGTAAGTGAGTCGTAGCAATCAAACAAATAGTCCACATTACTTTTTCCATTCGAGAAATTCTCATTTCTAAATGTGCAATATGATTACCTCGTAAATTATAAATTTCTTGTTTGAGTAATTTTAACTCGCCCTCAATACGTATAATCGCTTCTCCATTTTTTTGACTTTGTGATGGCATTATTTCATTTTCTTTTTAGGATAAGTATAAGACTTTCCTTTGCCAGTTTTCCCAGCTTTCTTTTTAAATTTTTTGTATTTGCTTTTTGGCATTTTCTTTTCCTTGTTTAAGTGTTTAAATAAATTGTTTAAAAATTCAATTCCATTAAAAAACATATTATTCTACAACTTCTCCTTTTTTCCATTTCATTTCAGGTAGTCCATTACTATATGATTTTCCATCAAATGTTAATACTTGTTTTCTGTTTGCACCTTTCTCGTTATACGAAATATGTACCCACCCAGCTTGTCCATCATCAGGTTTATAAAATTCTAATATTAATTGGTCAAAGTCGCAATTAGCTTGTACCCAGTAAGCCACTTGAATATTTGCTACTCCAGCAATTTCAAAATCAACAGCTTGTCCTTTAGTATGTTGTGATGAGTCTGATGAACCTAATAAACGATTTACTTCTAAACATCTAAATCCACTATTAATGATAACAGGTTTATCAAACTTTGCTCTAACAGGTTCTAGTATTTCATAGCATAGATTTTCCAAGTTCTTAACATCTCCGCTATGAGGAGTGTTGTTAATTCCATTCCTAGCCGCAATTTGTGACTTGGTAAATTCTTTTAACTTAAAATGTTTTGATAATTGCATTGATGAACTCCTTTAAGGTTTATCTTGCGTTACAAGGTACTCCATTTGAATTGACGAATGGTGCTTCTGCGAAAGCGGCATATATATATGTAGTACCTGAAGTATTATCAGCACTATCATCATCATTTACTTTAAAACCATTAGATAATAAATCTACTCTAGTTATAGCTGGGTTTTCAGCTCCATTATTACTTGGAAATAAATAAGAATTATCAGGATTGTAACCTTTTCTTTTATTATCAGCTATTTGCCAATAATCAGTACCTGTTGTTTTCCTCATAAGGAAAGCTGGTCTAAATCCTGTGTAAACAAATGGACCATCATCATTTCCATTTCCTACGTATGATCCAAACTTGCTGTAGCCCTGTACACCAGCCCAAGCATACATAACATAAGTGTTAGAACTAGCATTAGAATTTACTCCATTACCTTCACTACCACCATCAACAGATACACCAACTGAATTTGGAGTTGTGCTGTTCCAAGTTGATGCTGAAGTATTTGCTGCGTTAGTAGCATTTAAATAAACTTCTCCAGCATTTCCAAGTGTATGATGATAAGTCATCCAGTATCTAGCTGCGGTTCTTTCTCTTACTGTCACAAATTCTGCGGCAGTTCCAAATCCTGTTGGTACACGACCATCACTACCAGTTCCAGTATAAGCAATAACGGCAAATTTTGATGTTGCATTAAAACTATATCCAGATGGAGTTATATCGCCAGAAGTAATTCCTGATGTCGTTCCAGCTTTCCAATTCCAGCTACAATATTTTTCTGTATTAGTATTAACCTTATCATCGGCATCAACTTGAAAACCATCACTTGTAAAAGAATCTAGTGTGTCGGCATCTGTAATTTCTGCTTCACTTGAATCATTTGAGGATAAGCGTTTAGTAGCACCTCTCACAGAATCAAAAATCATGTGTGCGTCAGCAGCATCACGGTTTTTTATCCAGACCAAATCTGGTTGCATATCGGTGTCGGTATCATCAAAAGTGATTGCGTGATTAGCACTTCCATTTCCAGTATATAATTGGACTTTGAAATATGCTGATGGATCGTCTATTGTTGTATAAGCTGCCATTTAACCTCCATCACTTCCTAAATTTTTTGTGCAAAGAGCAAGAAATCCGCTAGGTGGTGCGTACTCAAATTTACCATATCCATTTTCATCTGCCGCATCGGAAGTATTAGCATAAGGTGGATTGCCAAAATTTAATGCAACAGTAAATGTATTGTTGCTTTCATCGCCACAAGCAAAAAAGTAATGACCATTTGCTGTACTGGCTACTGCTGTAATAGATACAGCAGTTCCAGAATTTTGAACTGTACCATTTTTATAAAATTTTAATTCGTTATCATCAAGATTTAAAGCTATTCCTATTATATCATTAGCGGTAAAAGTATTGCCATAACTGCTACTACTATTACCAGTAAGTATGTTTCCATTATTTGAATTATAACCATACGCATTAGATGCGTAACCTAATTGTGCATTAGTATCGATAGCAACAGAATCAGCAATACCCAATTTTAAAATAACTGTTCCTGATGCTGTGCTAATAGCTTTTGCTTCCATATACCATTTTCCAGCCGAAACAGCTATTGTTGATGTTTTATGTGCATATCCAGTTCCACCTGTAACAAGATAACAATTTCCTTCTGAAAAAGTTGCGGCAGAATAATAATTATCAAGTGGATTCATAGTTGCAAAATTATTCGTTGGTGTATCGGTTGTTTGATCTGTTGCGGCTAGATTAGATTCTGACC